TCCCTCTGCTAAATTATCTTGTTTAAATTCTAGATAGTCAGTAGGTAATGACATAGGCATATCAGCACTATTAAATACTATTGTAGATGATGATGAAGTGCCAAAACCAGTTGAAAAAATACAACTTTGACTATTATTAAAGGGTAGACCACTTACAGTTGGTAAAGTACCAAGTGCAGGATCACCTGCTGTACCACTTACAACTGCTGGTAAGTATTGATGACTACCTGCGCTTGTGTCGTATATACCAAACCAAACAGAACCATTTGCAGCATCAACTGCCATTGTAAAATAATCACCATCTGCAACTGCAATAGAGTGAGATAATACTAGAACTGTCCCTCCTTTTGCATCACCTATTATAACTCTCGTAGTAGAACCATAAGTTTGAATATTTGCATATGCACCAGTTTGACCAGCATTACCGACATTAGGAAGATAACTATCAGGAGCTACAGAAAATCCAGTATTTACAGTTGCACCACTACCACCATCATTAATTAATAGCATTGTAAATATTTTTTCATTACCGAAAGTTAAACTTGTTCGTACATTCCCATATCCACCAGAAGCACCTGTATTAGTTCTATTACCGTTAGTAACAGTAGCAGCACCACCACTTACATTTAAAGTTCCAAAGTTTACAGTTGGTGTGTCACCTACCTGAACTACTGTGTTGTTATTAGTAAAATCATTATTATTACCAGAGACATCATTACCTACGTCATCTGATGCAGCAAAGTTTAAGTAAAAACCGTTAGTACCAAACGTAAGACCTGATACATCTTTAGGTATCCAACGACCAGTAGATGTATCTACTTGTCCAAAACTACTTGGCTCTAATGCAGTACCATCAATCATTACTACTTCAGCCATATAACCGTCAAAAAAGTTTGAAGAACTAAGATAACTTCCAATAGACATTGTAGCATCTGCACTTGGTACTGTAAGACTACCTAGAACTTCAACACCATTTACGTAAGCTGTACCTGTACCACTACTACTTTTAAATACAACATTTATCCATTGTGACTGATCACTGAACACTCTTGTAGTAGCTGTATAACTACCTGAATACCATGCTAGTACGTCTGCTGTTGAGTTATTACCAAAAGCTAATCCTGCATCACTAGCTGTAGTAAATACAAAGTTTGCATCTGTATTACCTACTGCTGGCTCTGCACGTTTTACCCACATAGAAATTGTAAATGTTGAAGCAGTACCTGACATACTGCCTCTACTTAAACTTTCACTATTTGCGTTTATAAATAAAGCTCCCTTACCCACAGTAAAAGTATTAGTAAAAGGTAAGAACTTTCCTACACGTTGCCCTGCACCATTGCCCTCGTAGAGTGTGGTGTCAAAGTATTCTTCTAGGTTAGAATGTGTTCTGGTTATAGATGATGCTAGGCTAGTAGTACTTAAAAAACTATAACCTGTTGGTATTGTAAAGGGACAATCTGCTTCTTTAACAAGTGTAAATGCTTTTGAGTTTTGTGCTGCACCAGCAAAAACTGCACCTGAACAATCAATAGATTCAAAAGGATTATCTCCTGTAGCAGGATCACCATCAGTGCCACCATCTGCTGCGTACCAAGTTATTGTGCTCGCACTATCATCATAAAAACCTAACCATACTTTTGAATTATCAATATCAACAGCAATCCAAAATTGATCAGAAGTAGTAAAGTTTGAATCAAGAGTAAAAGGAGAAGAACCACTTGAATTATATCCATTCATGACAGTTGTTAAATGCCAACCTAAAAAATTTCCAGTGTTAGGAAAACCCTGACTGTCTGAATAATCTGTCCAAACAGAAAATGCTTTACCATTATTTTTATCTGTTAAACTAACTCCTTGAAGCCACTTACCACTACTAGGAAAAACTATATTACCACCTATTCTAGTTTGAGCCTCTGCTGCAGAATCAGTATAAGTCCTATTACCATTAGATAACACTGGAACATTACTAGCAGTAGTTGTAAAAATTGGAGACATTAAAAATTCAATATTTGTTGGGGTATGCGTACTAGTCGCAATACTTCCATTATTTGTAAAGTTATTACCATTGCCACTAGCATCTGTTTGAGGGTTAGTAGCATTATTTAAATAAAATGTAGGTGAACCAGCTAATATTGCAGTGCTTGATAATGGTGTCCAAAATGTTCCTGTTGAATCATAAACTCCAAATGACTCAGGGCCAAGCTGACTACCAGATTTAAACACTGTCTCTGCAAGATAACCGTTATAGGCATAGTTAGCATTATCGTAATTTCCAATCCAGTGATCTTCGCTAGGCTCACCCCAAGCTAGATCAATATTTTGTGATGGATAACTAGTTGAGCTAAATGATGTAATTTTTTCACCATTGACATATACTTTGTAACGATTTGATGCAATGGCCTGTGTAGTATCAGCCCCTATAACTAAATTGTACCAACCAATGTCTCTAAAGACTTGAGTGGTGGTAACATCATCCCAATTTGATATTACAAGTGTTCCATTTGTATTTATACGTACTTTCCACCAAGTCGTTTCACTGTTCGCACTGCCATGATCCGATGCAAATATAGGCCATCCAACTCCACCAATTGATCCAGTTTCTTTGCCGAGATAAAACCAAGTAGATAATGTAAATGTTTTTTGATTAAAACCAGACCCATCTGTTGTATACGATAGCCCATCAGTAGATGCACTAGCGTCAAACAAAGCAGAGTTACCTACTGATACTAAACTTGTACCACTAGTTGCTGCTGCTGCACCCATTAATAAATTATTATTAAACATTATTAACTATACTCCTGCGATAGTATTGCTTGTATATTTTCACCAGTGTCATCACTAGATATAGAAGCTACTATGTAGTCTAGTCTATCCACTGCACCACCAGAGGTAGAGAAGGTTGGATCAGATCCTGCTGGAAACTTCCAACAAGCATTCCATGATAATGTACCACTACCACCTGATTGTACAAAGAATATACTTCCTGTTTGTCCTACTCTAGCATTTGTTGGTCTTGCCATTGTATGCGCTGCTGTCACAGTTGTTAAGAAGTTTTGTGCGCCTCCAAAGTTAAGAGATACACTAGTTACTCCATTGATTGCTGTAGTATGAACTGAAGCTGCTGCTGACTTAGCAAGAGCAAATGTACCACCTACACTTGTATTACCACTAACTCTAACAGTTCCTAAGAATCCTGAGTTACCTGTGATGGTAGCTGTGCCACCTATAACTACAGCATCTTCTAATGATACTGCTGCTGAAACCCTAAGAGTTCCTAAGAAACCTGAGTTACCTGTTATAGTAGCAGTACCCCCTACAACTACAGCATCTTCAAGTGATGTTGCACCACTAACTCTGACTGTACCTAAGAAGCCTGTATTGCCTGTTATAGTAGCAGTACCACCTATTACTACATTGCTCTCCAGAGAAGTTGCTCCTGCCACTCTAAGGGTGCTTAAAAAGCCTCCTGCACCTGTTATGGTTGCTGTGCTACCCATCTTAACAGTACCACCTATGGATACGTTATCTTTTAGAACAACTGCTCCAGTGACTGTAAGAGTACTTCCTAAGTTGACTGCACCTTCTAAAGATGTAGCTCCAGATACTCTGACTGTTGTTAGAAATCCTGTAGCTCCACTGACTGTTACTGTACCTAAGAAACCTGCTGCTCCAGCTACAGTTACTGTGCTGAGTAGATTGACTGCTCCACCTACACTTAATGTAGATGCTAGGCTAGTTGCTCCAGCTATTGTAACAGTAGAACCAAAGTTTGCAGCACCACCTACACTGAGTGAAGATGCTAAACTTACTGCACCTCCTACAGTTACAGTTCCTAGTAAATTTGTATTGCCACTTACAGATACGTCATCCTTAAATGTTGCAGCACCTGCTACTGTAACAGTACCACCTACAAATAAGTTACCACCTACTGTTGCATTATTAACAGAGATATTACCTTCTATAGAGGCTGTAATTCCTGTTAAGTTAGAACCATCTCCAAAGAAAGCTGATGCACATACTTTTGCATTAGTTGCTTGAACATTAGCACCACTGATTGTTACTGTACCACCTATATTGAGACTAGATGCTAGACTGACTGCACCTGCTATAGTTACTGTAGATCCAAAGTTAGCTGCTCCTCCAACACTAAGTGATGAAGCAAGACTGACTGCTCCTCCAACTGTGACTGTACCTAGTAGTCTTGTATTACCTGATACTGACACATCATCTTTAAAAGTACCTGCACCTGTAGCTAAGAATGTACCACCTACTGAAGTATTACCTGTTACGTCTAGTGTTCCTCCTACAGTTACATTACTCTTTAATGCTGCTGCACCTACAACTGTGACTGTACTTGCAAAGTTAGAAGCTCCTGCTACACTAAGTGAGGATGCTAAACTTACTGCACCACCTATTGTGACTGTTCCACCAAGATTTGTATTACCACTAACTGAGACATCATCTTTAAATGTAGCTGCTCCTACAACATTAAGAGTACCACTGACTGATACAAAGCTACCTACATTAATATAACCTGAGACTGAGATGTTTGTTGTAATACCTAACTCAGCTTCTACGTTAGAAAGGTTACGTCCATCACCGTAAAAGAATAAAGCTGTTACATTACCATTTACATTTACATTAGCACTAACTGATACATTATCATTAAATACTGCTGTACCACCTACTGACACATTAGTAGCTACATCTAAGTCTCCACTGACTGATACATCATTCTTAAACTCAGTCTTAGCTGTGAAGGTTCCTGCTCCTGTTACTGCAAGAGTACCACCTAGAGAAGTATTACCTTCTACTGATACATTACCCTTAACTCCTAAAACACCACTGACTGATACGTCATCCTTAAAGGTTCCTTTACCTACAACTGTAACTGTTGAGCTAAATGTACCTGCTCCAGTATTAACCAGTGTACCACCTATAGAAGTATTACCTGCTACAGCCAAGGCTCCACTTACAGATACATCATCTTTAAATACTGCTGTACCTGTTACTGTGACTCTCCCATCTATAAGAGCATTACCTACTGAGATACTACCACCAATAGAAGCTGTTAGACCTGTTAATTCTGAACCATCTCCAAAGTATTTAGCAGCACATACCGTACCTGCTACATGCATTCCTGAAGCTAGACTAGCTGCTCCTGATACTCCAAAAGTTCCATTAACATGTACAGAGTTGGTTGCTATTCTTAATGCAGTCTGAGTACCATCTGCTGTCTGTACGTTTGTTAAAGAGGTTGTAACACCTGTTCCTGTTGTACTTGCATTAACTGTAAGTAATGACCTGTACGTATTAGATATAAGTTTACCAGTAAAATTTGTCATATTGAATCCCACGTTCTATTTGCAAGTTGCCACGTTGTATTACCTATAATAGGAGCAAGTGTTGTTGGATCTAATGTCTCCCATTGTGCATATTGATCCCATGTTATTCCCCTACCACCTGTATCAGGTCTAGGATCTTGTACCATAGGATTGTCTCTAACATCTGGCACTTGATTTAATGGACTATTCTTTAAGTCATACTGTCCCTCAAAGTCTTCAGGACACACAAGTAATCCATAACTGTTTAATCTCATTACACTACGTTGATACACAAATCCACATGTATCACACATAGCCAATACGTTTGTTGTCTTACCTCTTGACATTAATTATAAAATGTCAGTCTAGGTAACAAATAGAGAGAAGCACGTTCACGATCTTCTTCCATTGCTCTAGCTAACATTTCCTCGTAGTTTGTTTTTAACATTGCTATCCTAGTGTCTGGTACAAGAGGACGCTTCATAGACATATAGTAAGCTAGTCCCATTGTCAAACACGGTAAAAATCTTTTAGGTAGATCTGCATTCTGATCAGCAGACTTATTCACATCAGTCATTTCACTTACTGTTTCTATCTTAAGTACATCTGTAGCATTTTCTGGTATAGGCCACACTGATAGTGTAGGATTATCTCTACCTCTACGTATGCTGTACTGAGATGGTCTTCCTGTTTGAGTAGGTGCAGGAATAAGTAAGTATTCTTCTGGAGTAATTCTTGTAAGTTGTATATCTGTATTATCTCTACTAAGTACAACTTCAATAGCATTTACAGTATTACTACTTAGTTCATATGATGTCACACTAGTTGCTAGAGTTACAGCAGTAGTCCCTGTAGTCCATAATAGTATGCCTCTGTTCTGCCAATCCTTAAGCATAAGATTAACAGAACGTCTTGCAGAAGCAGGTTCATGACCAAGGGTATCTTCTCCCCCTATCATCTCACTAGCTTCTTGTATAACTTCATCTATGTCTAGATTAAAGTTGTATGTTCCTGATACTGCCATTATGTTCTATACCTTCTTGTCTTTCTTGCAATCTTCTTAGGTTGCCTAACGAACTGCTTTCCGGCAGCAGTCCCCTTTCTCTTTGCTCTGGTGGTCGCTGCATACTCCTTTGATGATAGGCTTTTGATTGCCTTCGCTGGAAGATACCTCTCTCCTGTCTTGCTTGACGGTTTCCCTGACTTGGTTCTCCATTTCTGCTTGCTCCACTTACTTAGTTTATTACTAGACTTTTTCTTCTTACCTTTATATGTACCACCTGATTCTTTATAATACTTAACTGCTAGTTGCATTGCCCTTGCTGAATGCTTGCCACCCATCTTAGCTTTTGCTCTAGCTTTAGCCCTAGCCCATTTAGCAGGATCTCTTTTAGTAGCTGTACCACTAGACTTTTTTTTTCTTACTGCCATTCTGACCTCTTGCTTTCTTGAGTGATGCTTTAGCTCTCTTGGCTATATTCACCACTTGAGTTTTTTTCATTACCTTTGCTCTTTGTTCCATTACAGTTAGTATCTGTATCTTACGAGCATATGGTTTATTTACTTTTTTAACTTTAGCAACTGTAGCTCTAGCATCAGCAGGAGTAGCAAACTTTATACTTACTGTATCTTTAGGATTTTCGTCTGTATAAAGTCTACGTTTAGATCCTTTAGGTTTCTTTCCTGTTCCTTTTTTAGGATCAGCCATCTTAACCCCAATCTGTTTTAACAATGCATTCACTGCAACTACATTGTTTACATACTTCTATTTCTTTATTCTCATTATCTATTACTTTAGTTAAAGCTATTCCACAATG